TTGGGGCTTATGTGGCAGTGCTTGCTAAGTCTACTGATTATTGGTTCAAAGATAAGAGGGATGCTGAACACGAAGAAAGTAATGAAAGATAAAAATGGCACTAAAAAAGAAACGAGTTTTAGTGGAAGATAATGGAGGCAAGGCCCAGAGTGTATTTGAACACAACTTGGTCAAGATGGGAGTGCCTGTTTTGGGGTTCCTGCTTCTTTCAGTTGTAACATGGCTTTTTACAACGGTTATGGAAATTGAGGAAACTGTTCAGCAAAATATAATCCATATAGATCATTTACACATGGCAGAGGAAAAATTTGAGGATCAATTAAGTAAAATACAGGAAAAGCTAACGGATGTCAGAGTTCACGTTGGCAGAATCACAGCACACTAATAATAAAGGAGATAATATGCCCCAAGGAAAAGGAACATACGGTAAAAAAAGAGGAAGACCCCCTAAGAGAAAAGGGAAGTAATGGGACAACCTATGTCAATTAATAATATTTTACTGGTAGTTGGCAGTTTGGTTGTTGCCAGTATTTCATGGTTGCTTGTAACAGTCTCAGAGTTAAGTGGAGATGTGAAGGTAATCAAATTTCAAGTAAATCAAAACAGTGAAAAACTTACATCTTTAACAGGAGACAAATGATCCCTTTATTAGCCCCTTTAATTGGGGGGACAGTTAAAACTATGTGTATGAGTATGCTCAGTGAGAAGCTACTCCAGCAAGTTATTTTAATACTTTTACGAAGGCTTGTGGAATCAACTAAAAATGAAGTAGATGATAAGATTCTGGCGGCCTATGAAAAAAGTATCAGCAAGTAATAGCACCGTAAAGGTACTATTTTTACAAGACGACAATTCGGTAAAATTGTTATCGTGGGGATTGCTATGCACATAACAAAGAACTTCACGACAGACGAGATGGCGTGTGCCTGTTGTCATAAGGCAGAGATGGATGAAGAATTTATGCGTACTCTTCAGTCCATAAGAGATGAGATGCAAAGACCATTGAAGATAACATCTGGATTCAGGTGTGAGAATCATAATCAGAGAGTTTCTTCCACAGGCAAGAGGGGGCCGCACACTTATGCAAAGGCCGCAGACATCCTTATATCTGGGGCAGATGCACTAAGGTTATTTTCAGTTGCCCAGAAGCATGGTGTATCTGGAGTGGGGATGAGTCAAAAAGGAGATCATAACAAAAGGTTTGTTCATTTGGACACGTTATCTCCAGATGAGGGGCCGAGGCCGACAGTATGGACATATTGAAATGGAAATTATTCTTAAACTGGATTGCGGCTTGGACGTTGATTTTGAGCCTGACTGGGTGTCAACAGAAAACTGCGCCGATTACAACAAGGTTCAATGGCAATTATCCGACTCACCAGATAAGAGGGGTATGGCAGATGTGTTCAATATCGTTTCAAAAGAACAGTCCCTTCCTTCAACAAGAAATAGTCTGGAGAGCCTGCGACTGCTACGCAGACGTGATTCGTGAAGAACTTACCCCTGAAGAAGTTGAGGGGCCGAAACCAATTACAAGTATAGATTTAAAACAGGTATTAGTGGAAAGATGTAATCCCAAACTTGTACCTAACCCAACTTAAACAGAATGGCACTACTACCAATTAAAATCCCTGCTGGATTTTTCAGGAATGCGACACAATATCAGGCAAAGAACCGTTGGTATGACGGTAACTTAGTGCGTTTTTCAGAAGGACGACTCAGACCGATTGGTGGATGGCAAAGGCTTGCGGATACTCAGATAAATAAAAAAGGTGCAATAAAATCTTTGACAATTAAGACTGCTGGTAGTGGCTATTCAGGTTCAGGGACTCTAGGCTTCACAGGTGGGGGTGGGGCATCCTTTGCAGGAACTTACACAGTTTCAGGTGGAGCAATCGCAACAGTAACAATCACAAACTCAGGTTCAGGTTATACATCTGCTCCTACCATAACAATCTCAGGGTCAACCTCTGGGACAACTGCTGTTATCACTGCGGATTTCTTCTCTGGAGTTGATCCAATAAGGGGTCTTCATTCATGGAGGTTAGGTACAGGAGCAAGGTATCTCGCGATAGGCTCAACTCAGTCCTTGAGACTCTGGGATGGTTCTCAAAGTTCAGGAACAAATGCACCAATATATGATATAACTCCAGCGACAGCAAGTATCCCCACAGGAAATATAGATTTTAAAGACCAAGAAGATTTTCTTATATCTGGACTGGGATACGGTGCTCTGGAATATGGAGGGGATCGTTCTCCTACAGATGGTTCAGGAGGCACTGCATCTGGAGGCGATACATATGGAACACCAAGACATCCATCAGTTGATCCAGATATAACTGATGCAGATGCGTGGAGAGACAATTTTGTCCCAGTATGGCAGATGGACAACTTTGGTGATGATCTTGTCGCAGTAAATTCTGGGGAGGGGAGCATTTGGTATGTGGACTCATCTGGCCTGTCGTTTAATAATGCAAACCAGACTGCAACCAGTGCAGTTCTCCTATCATCTTTAGGGGGTTCTTCAGGAGTGCCAGCAGATAATATCGGAGTGCTTGTAACTCCTGAAAGGCACATTATGGTATTTGGCGCAGGAGGTAATAAGAGAAAGATTGCATGGGGACATCAGGAGAGTCTTACTGATTTCACTCCTGCTGTAACAAACACTGCTGGAGACTTGGAAATACAGACAAGAGGCAGGATAGTTGGAGGATTTAAGACAAGATACGGTATTCTGGTTTTCTTTACAGATTCAGTCTGGAAGACCAACTATTTAGGCCCACCATACATCTATGGCATAGAAAGACTCTCAGAGGGTGGTGGTTGTCTTGGAATGAAGTCTGTTGCTGGTTCTGCCGACTTTGTGGCTTGGATGTCTCAGGGGAGATTCTGGAGTTTCACAGGAGGGTATGTGCAAGAATTACCATGTGATGTTGCTGATTATGTATTTTCCGATATAAATACTGACCTTGAGGGGTTAATAGCAGGTGGTCACAATGCAGAATTTGGAGAAATAACTTGGTACTATCCGAAAGAAGGAGATTCAACACCAACTCGATACGTCACATACTCATACAGGGAAAAGCACTGGGTCACAGGTGAATTGCACAGGTCTGCATGGGAATCCTCAGACTCTCTGGGGTATCCAGTAGCAGGAGGAACAGATGGATACCTTTACAGGCATGAACTTGATCCAGATACACAATCCACCCCTATTCTTAGAGAAGGAACTGTAAATGCTCCAGCAGATGTAACTGCATTATCTGGAGTAAAATCAAGAGTTATTGCAAAAGGAGTTAATTCTACTTTACATCCTAATGTAAGTGATGAAGCGCACCTCTGCTACGCGGAAACAGGAGCAATAGAAATAGGGGAGGGTAATAAGATGATGAGTGTCTCTCAAATTGTTACAGACACAGATGCAGGAGAAAAGGGACTCCGTATGAAGGTTACAGTTGCAAGGACACCAGATGATAATGCTCCAGTTATCAAGGGTGCATATGACCTCCAGAATGACGGATATACAGATACAAGGTTTACAGGTCGTCAGGCACTATTGAGGGTGGAGTCTCCATTTGATCAGGAGTGGAGGTTTGGGGAAATACGTTTTGACGCTTCAACAGCAGGAGAACGATGAGTCAGACTCAAAAACCACTACCGAATCCACCAAATGAGTATGACAGGACATATATGAATGACCTTGCCTCATTGGTGATTGATGAGGAGAGTATAACCATGAAGACAAACAGGGATTCTGTCCTTGATACAGGGTCGATTATTTTAAAAGACACAAGTAATAACAACTGGTACAAAATTAAGGTAACAGGAGGAACTTTAGGAGTTACTCTGGTAACAGAAGATTCCAATGGTCTTCCAGTAACAAGCACAAATCCATACGCATAGGATAGATATGAACCAACGACAAGCAGGTAATGTATTAAGAAGGAATGCTCCAAGAGGAGAGTTTCCAGCTTTTATTAATCAACAGGAAGCAAACTGGCTAATGGGACAAGGTGCTTCTGGACGACCGACTAAATCTGGACTAAGAAGTTTTGCAATGCCAAATCAAGAACAAAAAATGACTGAAGGAGGAGATAGGAAATATAAATATAATATTGGTGGTTCAGGAGAATTTAATCCTAAAGGCTGGATGGAAGAAAGATTTGGGGAATGGGGTAAAGATGGAATTAGAAGAACAAGCGATGGTGGAACAGGTGGAGCAGGAAGAGAGATGGCAGAGATAAATGCTCAAGCAGGTATTACTCCATCAGGAGTCTCAGGACAAGAGACACGAACAGACACACAGACATCTCAATCTTCTTTGGACAAACCTGTAAGGGATTTTCGTGATAAGGTTCTTGGCAAAGCCTCAGAAGTCATGGATCAGGAATATCAAAAGTATGAACCAGAAGGAGGAAGGTTTGCTGGCCCATCCGCAGATACTCTCACTGCACAGCAGGCAGTTCGCGATATGCAGGGACAAGGGCAGGGGGCATTTACCTCTGCTGGACAGACTGCACAAAATCTACAAGGCGCAAACATTGATCCAATCACTGGACAGTCCTTTTTAACAGGACAGGGAGTAGATCAGTATATGTCTCCGCACACACAGAATGTCATTGGTGGAATGAGAGACAATGCAATGAGAACTATGCAGATGCAACGCAACCAACTGGGAGCAGATGCTCAGATGGCAGGTGCAGGTATGGGGTCAAGATCAGCAATCGAGAAAGGTGTGATGGCAGGTGAAGTCCAGCGTAATCTTGGACAACAGGTCGCTGGAGCACTGGAGGGAAGCTATGCACAAGCCGCGAAGATGAAAGAAGCTGATATGGCAAGAGAACAGCAACGCCAAAGATACAATCAGTTGGCTCAGACTGAGGAGGGTCGTCTTCAGCTTGCAGGTGCAGACGCTAGACTGAGAGCAACCGATGCTGGAAGGAGAGCAGGTTATGAAGATGCACAGATGCTTTCCAGAGTTGGGGCAGACATAGAGGGACGAGAACAGAACCAGAAGGATTTTGATTATCAGCAGTTCCTTGAGGGTCGTGACTGGGACAAGAATCAGGCCATGTTTGGAGCAAATGTAGCAGGTGGTGCTCCATCTGGAACTATGACTGCTCAACACACTCCAATGTACCGCAATAAAAATCCTTGGGGATCGGCCCTTAGTGGTGCGGCACTTGGATACTCTGTTGGTGGCCCTTGGGGAGCCGCAATAGGGGGAGGTCTGGGGTATGCGTCTGGTTCAGGAATGTTAGGATAGGAGGATAAAATGACAACATATCGACAACCAAAAGCGTATGGATTCAATACAGAAAGTTTAACGAAACCCAATACTGTAAATAAGAGAGGGTTCTTTTATGATGATGCTGGTACTAGAAAATTTGCTTTCGGGACTTGGCTTGCAGGGAAGTTTGAAGAATTTTTAGGAAAATCGAGAGTTGATTGGACTCCAGAAGAAGAAAAAAAGTTTCAAGAAATTAAGAAACAGCAGATTGATGATGAAATTGAATCCAAAAAGTTTGGGAAAGACAAATTTACAAAGTCTTTACTCTCTGGAATTGATGACATGGATTCAGGAGATGAGGAAGGAAGAGAATTAGCAAAACTAAATGAACAGTTTGGTGTCTGGGATGGGGATAAAGACAAAACAATCTGGGAACTTTATGAGGATGCAACTCCAAAAGAAGATACTGCTGGATGGAACGAACTGGATTTGATTGCTGAACAGAACCTTAACCAGAGACAGGCAGATACAGATGCAGATGCACTCGTCCAGTCATATCAAGGATCAGTATATGATGTGGATGCTCCAGATATGGTTACACAGGATTCATCCAA